GGGCTTGATATCGGCAAAGCACGAGACGACGTGGACATGCGTCGTAAACAAGCCGAGCAAACTCAACAGCCAGAAGGCGGGAGCAGTGAAGCATGAGTTATTCCAACGCTCTGGAATACTTGGACGCAAAACTCCAAGAAGAGCGCATGTTGATCGTAGACACCCTTATCCAAGGCAAATTGGACGAAGGTGAATACAAACGACTTTGCGGGGCTTTACAGGGTCTTGAACTCGCAAAGAATCACATCAAAGACCTTGCAAAACGCTTGGAGCGCGATAATGAGTAACATCAATGTAGAGAAGACGCAGGAAGAGGCTACCAAAGCCAAACTTCTGCCAGAACCCAAGGGCTTTCGAATCCTGTGTGCAGTGCCACACGTGGAGGAGGAGTTTGAGGGCGGCATCATCAAGGCGGATGACACCAAACGGGTCGAGGAGCAGACGACTGTTGTTCTGTTCGTCGTCAAGTTGGGTAACCTCGCCTATAAAGATGCCGAACGGTTCCCGACCGGTGCGTGGTGTAAGGAGGGGGATTTCGTGCTGACACGACCCTATTCCGGCACCCGCGTGGTCATCCACGGACGTGAGTTCCGCATCATCAACGACGACACGGTGGAAGCGGTGGTTGAAGACCCCCGTGGCATCCGTCGCGCATAAGGAGTTGTTTTTATGCAACAAGAAGAATTTAAGTTCCCTGATGAAATTGAGACCGAAAAGGTCCGAACTTCAGACGACATCGAGATCAAACTCGAAGATGATACACCCCCCGAGGACCGAGGCCGTAAGCCCCTGCCAAAGGACATCGTGGACGAACTGGACAAGGACGACCTTGAGGAGTACTCCGAAAAGGTCAAGAAGCGCCTTGGTCAGATGAAGAAGGTCTGGCACGACGAACGCCGTGCCAAGGAAGCCGTCGCCCGCGAGAAGGATGAAGCCCTCCGCTTTGCCCAGACCCAGTTTGAAGAGAACCGCCGCCTGAAGCAGCGGCTTGGGGTGGGTGAGAAGGCTTACATTCAAGAGGTCACCAAGGCCGCTGCCAACGAACTAGGTACCGCCAAGGAGAAGCTTAAGCAGGCTTATGACTCTGGTGACTCCGACAAGATTACCGACGCGCAGGAAGCCCTGACGGACGCCAAGCTCCGCCTTAAGGAGTACGAACGCTTCCAGCCCTCTTTACAAGACGAGCCAGAAAGAGTACAACCCACACAACAGGTTACGACGCCGCCGCAACCCGCTGACCAGAAAGCAGAAAACTGGAAGGCAAGGAACACGTGGTTTGGCGATGACGAGGAGATGACCGCCCTCGCACTCGGCCTGCATGAGAAGTTGGTCCGGTCTGGTGTCGATCCGCGTAGCGATGATTACTACCGACGAATTGACGAGACCATGAGGAAGCGCTTCCCAGAGTCCTTCGAGGGCGATGAGGAGACGACGACTCAAACGAGGGAGCCTGAGAAGCCCTCTCGCACAAAGCCAGCCAATGTAGTGGCTCCGGTAACGCGGGGAACCGCGCCGCGTCAGGTCCGCCTGACATCGTCTCAAGTTGCGCTTGCCAAGAAGCTTGGCATCAGCAATGAGCAGTACGCACGTGAAATCATGAAACTGGAGAACACCAATGGTTGAGAACAGATTGGCTCGTGAACTCGAAAACCGAGAAGCAACGCAACGTAAGATGGCATGGACCCCGCCTCAGACGCTCCCTGAACCGGAGCCGCAAGATGGTTGGGTCTTTCGCTGGATCCGGACCAGTATTATGGGTCAAGCTGATCCCTCTAATACATCCGCAAAATTTCGGGAAGGTTGGGAGCCTGTAAAGGCCGAAGATCAGCCCAAGTTGATGATGCAGTCCGATCCGAATAGCCGGTTTAAAGGCAACATCGAGATCGGCGGGTTGGTGCTCTGCAAGGCTCCGGCTGAACTGATGAAGCAGCGTGATGAATATTACGCCAAGCAAGCTCAGGCTCAGATCCAGTCTGTAGACAACAACTTTATGAGGCTGAACGACGAGCGTATGCCGCTCTTTAGTGAGAAGCGTTCGACTACGTCGTTCGGTAAAGGCAAATAACTTCTTTTTTGGAGTAATTAATGGCATATCCTACTGTTGACAAGCCGTATGGCTTGAAGCCGATCAATCTGATCGGTGGGCAGGTGTTTGCCGGGGCAACGCGCCAGCGTCGTATTGCGTCCAGTGCTTCGAGCATTGGCTACGGCGATCCGGTTCAGTTGACTTCGAGCGGCACTATTTCTGTTTCCACCTCGACGACGACGCCCCCGGACGCTGGCTTTGCCGGTGTGTTCTTGGGCTGCTCGTTCGTGTCCACTGTGACGGGTCAGCCGACCTTCTCGCAGGCTTGGATTTCGGGTACGGCGGTGAAGTCTGGTACGTACGTTACGGCGTATGTGGCTGATGATCCGAACACCCTGTTCAAGGCTGTGGGCGTATCGGCTTCGCTTGTGGTTTCGACCACGAGCGGGTTCACGTACGAGGATATCGGTGCCAACGTTGCACTGGTTGACGAGGCGCTGAACACGACGACGAACGACTCGCAGCGGGGTCTCCTGCTGTCTTCGGTTGCGACCACCCGGTCTCTGCCGATGCGTATCGTTGATGTGGTCGAAGACACGGCGTTTGTTTCGAGCGGCACTACCTACTATCCCGAAGTTATCGTGAAGTTCAATGCACCGTACCTCACGAGCGTTTCGTTGATTGTTGGTGGTCACGCTTATAACTGCCCGGTCGGCGTTTAATAAGGGAGTTCTAAGAAATGGCTATTTCACGCGCACAACTGCTCAAGGAACTCCTTCCGGGTTTGAACGCCCTGTTTGGCCTTGAGTACAAGTCCTATAGTGAGGAGCACAAGGAGATCTACGCTACTGAGACCTCCGAGCGTTCCTTTGAAGAAGAGACGAAGCTGAGCGGATTCTCCGCTGCCCCGGTCAAGTCCGAGGGTGCCGCCATTGCGTACGATAATGCGCAGGAAGCTTGGACAGCTCGTTACAGTCACGAGACCATCGCTCTCGGCTTCTCCATCACGGAAGAAGCGGTTGAAGACAACCTGTACGAGTCGCTCAGCAAGCGCTATACGAAGGCTCTTGCTCGTGCTATGTCGTACACGAAGCAGGTCAAGGCGGCTTCCGTTCTGAACAATGGCTTCTCGTCCAGCTACGTTGGTGGCGACGGTGTGGCCCTGTTCAGCGCGAATCACCCGCTTGTCTCGGGCGGCTCCAACAGCAACCGTCTGACTGCGTCGGACCTCAACGAAACTTCGCTTGAGGCCGCTGTCATTCAGATCGCTGCTTGGACCGACGAGCGTGGACTGCTCATCGCGGCGAAGCCTCGCAAACTCATCGTGCCCCCGCCGTTGATGTTTACTGCGAAGCGTCTCCTCGATACGGAGCTTCGTGTGGCGACTGCGGACAACGACATCAACGCTCTCAAGGCGATGGGGTCGATTCCGGAGGGCTACACGGTGAACCACTTCTTGACCGACACGAACGCGTGGTATCTGACCACGGACGTTCCGAATGGCATGAAGCACTTCGTGCGTACTCCGTTGGCTAACTCAATGGACGGGGATTTTGATACCGGCAACGTCCGTTACAAGTCCCGCGAGCGCTACAGCTTCGGCTGGAGTGACCCGCTTGGCATGTTCGGTTCGCCCGGTTCGTCCTGATAAATCAGTAACTTACGCTGATTGGGAAGGGGGCTTCGGCCCCCTTCTTTTTGTCTTGACCTTTTGAAATCCGCTATATAAGCTTTACCCGTATCGTAATACGGAGCTACAGATGGATACTTCAACCTTGCCCAAGTCCCGCGCCGAAGCTAAGGCTACGGGGGCTAAGCATTACTTCACTGGAGAGTCGTGCAAGCACGGCCATGTCGCCCCCCGCAAGACGAAGGGAGCCTGCACTGAATGCTTAAGGGTTGACTGGAAGAAAAAGAACGTAGCCCGTGCGGGGTACTTCCGGCAGTACAACCAATCTGAGACGGGTAAAGAATCGAAGCGGAGGTACTATAAGAAAAACCGCAATACAGTGATTGCTCGGGCACAAGCAAGGACCCCTGATGTTGTCCGCCTTTACAAATACAAATACAAAAACAAGAACCCCGACCTTTACCGCGCCCATGTCAACTTCCGCCGTCGCCGGTTTCGGGACGCTACGCCCAAGTGGTTAGCCAAGGAGCACAAGCGGGCTATACGGCAGTTGTATATCGACGCTATGACGGTGAGCCGGGTCACGGGGGTGCCGTATGTCGTGGATCACATCATCCCGCTTTTAGGCTCTACGGTGTCCGGCCTCCACGTCCCTTGGAACCTGCGCGTCATTACCCGCGAAGAGAACCTTGCCAAGTCAAATCAGGTTGTTGACACCCCTTTGGATACGGCGTATACAGTGTACGTTCCGGGGTAATTTTAGCGTAGCAGACAGGCCCGGCTGACGACATGCAGACTGCTACGCTACTTGCATGTAAGGAGTATTTTAATGGCTACTACTACTTTTTCCGGCCCGGTTGTTTCGCAGAATGGTTTCTCTGGCGTTGTCGCCTCTGACTCGGCTGTCATTACCAACCTGCTTTGCACCACGCTCACCATTGGCAGCACCACGCTGACCACGGGTTCGGTTTCGGGCACGGTGTCGGTTCAGGCAGGTCGCATCCCGGTTCTCATCGGCAGCACCACGCTTTACATCGGTCTGTACGCCAGTCTCGTCCCGTAAGGATTTCGTAGGGGGGCGGTAAGCCCCCTTCATTCATTAC